TAGCCGGAACTCCCAACATCCGCGAAATCTCGGTGATGCCGTAGCCAGCAAAATATTTCAATTTGGCGTCCCGCTGAACAGTCAAGGTCAAAAGTGCGGTCGAATTTTCCGCGGTTTCGTTAGTTTGTTCTGTCATTTTGGTTTCTTTTTTTGTCATATCTGAATTATCAGCCAAGGGAAAAAATAAAAACCGACCTCATCAAAGTGAAACGACAAATCACAACCACAACCGAAAGACAAGCAATTAAAAAGCCAGCAACATTAACGGAAAATCCACAAACCGCAGAACTACAGGAATAAATATGTCAAAAACATCAAAATGGTTTGTTGTCGCCACCGAGGGCGCAACCACTGACGGACGTACCATCAATCGCAGTTGGATTGAACAAATGGCGGAGCAATACGACCCCAAAAACACTTATGCAGCGCGTATCAATTTAGATCACCTCAAAACGTGGTTTTACCGCGAAAACGAACCACATGCCCAAGCATACGGCGACGTATTAGCGGTAAAAGCGCAAGAACGTGAAGATGGAAAATTGCAGTTATTGGCGCAAATCTCGCCAACCGATGATTTGATTGCATTGAACAAGAAACGCCAAAAAATCTACACTTCGATTGAGGTTGACCCTAATTTCGCCGACAGCGGCAAAGCCTATTTAGTCGGCTTGGCAGTCACCGACGACCCGGCAAGCCTCGGCACGGAAATGTTGCAATTTGCCGCCAATGCCAAAGCCAACCCATTCACCAAACGTAAACAAAAAGCGGAAAACGTATTTACCGAAGCTGTTGAAGCTGAGATGGAATTTGAAGAACAGGAAGAACAGAAACCATCAATTTTTGCGCGCATTTCGGCAATGTTTGCCAAAAAAGAACGTAGTGACGATGAACGTTTTGCGGATCAAGAAAACGCCATCGAACTGTTATCTGAACACGTCAAAAATTTAGACGAAAAACTGACCGCACTTTCGGGGGAAAGTACCAAATTAAAAGCGGATTTTGCCAAGGTGCAAGACAAGGCGGAAGAAATTAACGGCAAATTTGCCAAAGCCGAAGTTACACCGGCAAGCGATTACAGCGAACGCCCGAAAGCCACGGGTGAAACACAAAGCAACGGTTATATTTTTTAACCAGATCCCAAACAAACCAAGAACCGATTAACGCACAGAATTAGACAAAGGAAACTACTATGCGCCCAGAAACCAAAGCCGTATATAAAAAATACTTACAAGACGTTGCTGTCGCCAATAACGAAGATTATGAAAGCGTCCGTAACGGGGAAAAATTTACTGTCACACCAAGCGTACAACAAAAGTTAGAAAATACCGTACAACTTAGTTCCGCCTTTTTGCAAATGATTAATGTCGTACCGGTCACCGATCAACAAGGCGAAACATTAGGCTTAGGCGTAGCCGGAACCATTGCAAGTACCACCGACACAGACAGCCAAGACCGTCAAACCCAAGACATCCATAAATTGTCAAAAATTGCGTATCACTGCCAACAAATCAACTTTGACACGCACAACAAATATAAAACCTTGGATATGTGGGCGAAATTCCCTGATTTTGCAAAGCGCCTAGCCAATGCAAAAGCGGAACGAATGGCGCTCGACCGCATTATGATCGGCTTTAACGGCACAAGCCGTGCTGCAACATCAAACCGCACATCAAATCCGTTATTGCAAGACGTTGCGGTCGGCTGGTTGAAAAAAATCGAAGATGCCGCCCCTCAACGGGTAATGAAAGAGGAGCAAAGCGGCAGCAACAAAATTGAAGTTGGCCCGGGTAAAACTTACAAAACCTTAGATGCATTGGTATTTTCTGCCGTCAGCGATTTAATCGCAGAGCAGTTCCAGGACGACACCAAGCTAGTGGCTATTATGAGCCGTGATTTACTGGCGGATAAATATTTCCCGTTGGTCAACGACCCGAAAGCCACCGAGCAATTAGCAGGCGATACCATCATCAGTCAAAAACGCGTCGGTGGATTACAAGCGGTGCAAGCCCCGTTTGTGCCGAAAGGAACGATTTTGATCACCCGTCTTGATAATTTATCCATTTATTATCAAGAAGGGGCAATGCGCCGTACCATTAAAGACAAAGCAGAACGCGACCGTATCGAGGACTACACCTCATCTAATGACGATTTTGTAGTTGAAAATTATGAAATGGTTGCCTTGTTGAAAAATATCAAAATGGTAGATGCTTAATATGCGCCCAACCAAACGACACTTTATTGCAACCACTGCCGCGCTGGCTTCGGCAGCAGAATCCGCCGAACTGGAACAGTTTGACGAATACGAAAAAATGCTGCACCTGCTCGCCCGTCATAAAAAAGATTTGAGCAACATTCAGTCTATGGAAAAACGTGCGGAATATAAAAAGCAAATTCTGCCGGACTATCTGCCGTGGATTGAGGGGGCACTCAAAGCCGGAACGGGCAAGCAAGACAACGTATTAATGATGTGGCAGGTATGGGCAATTGACTGTGGCGAATATCACCTCGCCTTAGAAATTGCCGATTATGCCGTGCATCAACAATTAAAACTGCCGGAACAATTCGACCGCACGTTAGGAACAATGCTCGCGGAAGAATTCGCCGACGCCGCCAGATCCGCGCAAGCGGCGGGGGAAACATTTGAGCTGTCATATCTGCAACGGGTACAAGACATCACTCAAGATGAAGATATGCCGGATCAAAGCCGCGCCCGTCTATTGCGTGAAATCGGCTTGTTATTGGCGGAAGGCGACCCCGAAAACGCCTTGGCGACAATGGAACGCGCATTACAACTGGATATTAATATCGGCTTAAAAGGCGAAGTGAAAAAATTGCGCAAGCAGTTAAACAAGCCTGATGACGACAAATCGGAAAAAGCCGACTAACCGAGCAAAACCACGCGCCGACGGGGCAGGCGAAAAAAGATTTATTTTTTTTTGAGTAGCCTCCACCCCGTTTTTATAGGGTATAACAATGAGCGATGGCAGCATATCAATAAAATTGGCACCGGACTACGAAATGAAAGCGGTGCAGAAAGCCGTGGAAAGTTATGGTGAAGATGAAGACCTGATTTTAAACGACAGCTTTTTCCCAAAAATTAGCATATCGGAATTTCGCAATGTAGCACGAATAGACGGCACCATCACCGCTACTCGATTAAAAGATGCATTGATGGAAGCTATCGCAAGTGTCAATGATGAACTGGCGAATTATAAAAGCAAACAAACCGTCACAACATTATCTGCAGTTGAAAATGCCAAAATAGGCGGGCAAAACATCTTGGCTTACCGATACAAGCGGGCAGTGCATTGCTTGGCACAAGCAAATTTGTATGAACGTTATGCCAGTTATGACACCACTAATGATGGTGAAAAGAAAATGGAATTATTACAAGNGCAACATTATCTGCAGTTGAAAATGCCAAAATCGGTGGGCAAAACATCCTGGTGTACCGGTACAAGCGGGCAGTGCATTGCTTGGCACAGGCTAATTTGTATGAACGTTATGCCAGTTATGACACCACTAATGATGGCGAAAAGAAAATGGAATTATTACAAGAAAGCATCGGACAACTACGCCGTGATGCGCGGTTTGCCATCAGAGACATATTGAAATGTAGCCGTATAAACGTGGAACTGATTTAATGAAAGTTTATGCGCAACAAAACGACAACTTAGATGCCATCATTTATCGGCATTTTGGCACAAGTTATGGATTACTTGAAGAAACATTACAACTCAATCCTAAACTGGCCGCTAATGAAGTCTTAGAAATCGGCACACCGGTTATGCTACCAACCATTATTGATAACGCGAAACAAGTGAAAACCGATACCGTACAACTTTGGACGTAAAGGGAAAATAATGGATAAAAACACGACGCACTACACAACACTACAGTCATACTTTGGGGCACTTATGACCTTTATTGCGGGCATCAATTGGAACAATGCCGCCGCCATTTGCGGGATCTTATTCGGTTTAGCAACCTTACTAATCGGCTGGTATTACAAACAAAAAGAATACGAACTGAAAAAATTGGAAGTAGAAAAACTGCTCAATGAAAAATCGAAACACGTTGATTAAATATGCCTGCTCAATTGTTGCCGTAGTTGCTATTGCTGTTACAGATTTTGGTGATCAAATTCGCACAACCGAACGCGGTTTATTACTTATCGGCGATGCAGAAGGCTGTTATAAAAAACCTTATCAATGCCCTGCCGATGTATTAACGGTGGGCATAGGCACTACTGCCGCCGTGGAGGAAATCAAACCGCATAAAATCTATACTTTGGCAGAAATTGCCCGTTTATATGTCAAGGGCATCAAACAGGCGGAAAAGTGTGTTAACCGCTACGCGAACGGTGAAAAAATGCCACAGGGCGCATTTGAAGCCCTTACCAGTATCACCTTTAACGTAGGCTGCGGAAAACTACGTAACTCAACCCTGTTTAAAATGGCAAAGCAGGGATATAACGCGGAAATGTGTAACCAATTCACCCGCTGGATATATGCCAACGGAAAAATATTAACGGGTTTAATCGACCGCAGACAAAAGGAAAAAGCGTTATGTTTGACGCCCTAAACCTTAAAGGAAAGGTGATGTTTTTATGTTCTCAGCTTGTGATGGTGCTAATGATCATATTGTTGGCTTGGCAATCCCATAAATGGAGCGCGGAAGCGGCAAAAGAGCAACTACAGCGCAAAATGTGGCAATCGGGTTATCTTGAGATGACAGACCAAGTTAACGCATTTAACCAAAAACAACAGGCACTATTGCAAGAAATTGCCCGGCTAAAACAACACAACCAACAAACCACAAAGGAACTGCACAATGCGTTACAAAACAATCAAGACTGGAGCAATCAGACTGTGCCTGATGATATTAAACGCGTGTTCGGCACCACCGACAATCGTTAAACAACCTATTTTATGCCCGCAAGTGTCGGACTGTGGTGATGTTCATTTCAATATACAAACTAATCGTGATTTAGCATTGGCATTAAACCACAGCATAAATATGTTGCGCTTGTGCGTATTTGAAAACTATAAATTAAAACAATGCATACATGATTACAATCAAACGCAAACGGGAAATAAATGACCGACCAATTTGACCAAGCCGCAGAACTGGAACAATGGCAACGGGAAATCGCCATTAAACAACACCGCACTTTGCCAAATCAGCAAAGTGCTAAATACTGTACAGACTGCGGCGATGAGATCCCTGAATTACGACGCCATAGTGTGCCTGGCGTGTGTCGTTGCGTCGCCTGTCAAACCATCATTGAGCGCAAACAGCGAGAATTCAAGCGATGAAAAAACCGAATCAGATCCGCGCTGTCATCGAACAAAGCAATCCCGCATTTATTAATAACCCGGAACGATTGCAACTGTTTGTTGACCAAGGACAAATCATCAGCACCGGCACAACATCGCTTAGTTTTGAATATAGTTATACTCTGAATGTAATCATCACCGATTATGCCGATGACATCGCACGTATTATTGTGCCGTTATTGGCGTATCTCAAAACCAATCAGCCTGAACTTTTTGAAAATCCGCAACGCCGTGAAAACGGCATAAAATATAACTTGGATTACAACAATAACGACACCTTAGATCTATCCATTGATATTCAATTAACGGAACGTGTTGTCGCCAAATCACAAGGCGACAGCACAGAGATAAAATATGCCGCCGAGCCTATATGGGATAAAGAACGGGTGCGAGTGTATTTCGATGGCAAAGTGATTTTTGATAGTGGAGAACAACCACATGGCAACGGTTGATGAAATCA